GATTCACCCCAACCTGTATTATTTCTAATATATAGTTTATCTTCGTCTGTTCGATAAAACATTTCACCAACATTATCGTTGGCTGGGAATGATGTACCTGTAGGTATTGTTAAGTTTGTTATTTCTGAGCCTTCGGCTATTTGTAATCCAAAATTTTCCATTTGTTATTTTCCTTAATATTATAATTCTGCATCAGCAGTCCAACTCCTATTAATAGTCTGTTGTCCGCTAACATTAGCTGATAATGTCATTATGGCATTATGTTTATCATTTACTGTATTACTAACAAAAGTACCTGAACTTCCTACATTAGTTGATATAAATGATGGAGGTGTTCGGATTTCCATTGGAAAATATACCACAGCAGAATATCCACCATTGCCTACACCACCATAACAAAAAAAGATTGTATTACCAAAACTATAATATCTTTGACACAATGCTAATTCTTCACCAATTGATCTATTTTCAAATTCAGTAGCAACTGTTCCTTTTTCGACTTGAACCTGAGCAATGTCAATATCATGAGCTGTAGAAGCTAGCTCAGTGGTTAAAATAAATTCTAGTCTATCATCACCATTGGTACCTAACGTTTTTCCTGCGATTGAATCTAATGTCGTTGTAAATGTTATTTTCTGCCAACTAGTTGTGTAATCAATCACAACAAATTTGTCAACTGTTACTGATGGACTTCCACCAGTTCCAAAAAATTGTCTAATATAAAGGGTACCAGTATTAACTTCTGAACATTTTGTATAGAAACTTACAGTAACATTTTCATTAGCAAAATTTTCTACGCCTTCAATGAATTGTCTTATATTACTTCCTGATGTTTGGTTAACAGTGAGTGACAATCTTGAATAATATTTGGGATTATTTGGAACATCAGTTTGCCCTAAAGTAAATGACTGTCTAGATGCAGTGTTATCATATGGAGCAACAGTGTTCTGAACCCACCTATCAGCAAAATATGACTGAGCCCCAAATCCAGATGTTCCACGTTGCCAGATATCAAAATCACCGTTGATAATAGCGTTTTTATTTTTGCTGGAACTTCCGCTTATTTCCCAACCTGTGTTATTTCTAACATACATGGTGTCTAAATCTGTTCGATAGAACATTTCTCCCACATTATCATTTGCTGGGAATGCGGTTCCTGATGGAACCGTTAAGTTTGTTATTTCTGAACCTTCGGCTATTGTTAATCCAAAATTTTCCATTTTTTAACTCCTGTTTGTTTATTATATTTCTGCGTCTGCTGTATATTGATATCTACAAGAATTGCCTATCGCTCCACCAGATATACTATTGATAAATCTAATTCGTTTTTTGCTAGGATTTAAAGCCACAGCACTTTTATCACCAGAGTTTGATACCACACCTGAAGCTCCGGTATCTGGCGAATACAACATTATGGTTGGTGTTGCTCTCATTTCTACAACAAATGATGCTCCTGGGGTAGCAGTAGCATGGTTGCGAGTATTAAGTTCATGGATTGCACCATCAAGTTGAATAGTACCAGGATTTGTGTTAACGTTATATGATTTGGTGAAGTATCTTTGGCACAAAATCAATTCTTCACCAATTGTTCTATGTTCGAATTCTGTAGCAGTAGTTCCTTTTTCTATTTGAACTTGAGCAATATCAAATGTTCCAGATTGCTGACCTAATGAATTTGTACTAGCATTGAAATTCGTACCTGCTTCCAACCAAAAAACTAGTAATATACTATCATTATTGTCAGTACCTAACGTTTTTCCTGATATTGATGGCATTGAAACGGTAACAGTAAATTGTTGCCATGTAGTAGTTAGTGAATGTTGTGTTACACCAATTCCTGTTATAGTACTAGACGGAGAACCACCCGTACCAAAATCTTGTTCTAATTCGGTAGCTATATTTTTTGGTGCATCGGCTTTAGCCCAAAAACTTAATGTTACGGATTCATCTGCAAAAGTATCTACCCCTTCTATCTTTTGCCATGCAGCAGTGTAGTTACCCGATCCAGCCACGGAAGTAACCACTGTTCTACTAAAATATTTGGGGTTGTTTGGAACTTCAGTTTGGCCAATAGTAAAGGCTGATCGTGAATGGGTTTTTGTAGATCCAAAATTACCATTGATCCACCTATCATCAGAACCATATCCAATTCCTGTCTGACTAGTACCTCGTTGCCAGATATCAAAATTACCATTAATAATAGCGTTTTTACGTCCGTGTTTATCCAACACATCTTGTGTTACTTTTGTTAAACCCATGTTAATCTCCTAGCATTATTACCAATTGATCGCATTTACTGCAGCTTCATCTATTGCATTGTCAACATCTGTATATAACGAATACAATGTTGATTTTTTGGTCTGCATAATAGCTACTGCATCACCAAATACTTGATTCATTTGAACACCGGTGTGACTAACACGAATGTGATTATCTGATCCATCAATAACAGTAAAATCCAATGTTGTGTTTGCTTGTGCAGCACCAGAAATATTCATTTGATCTTTTTGTGTAGATTCATACGTGTATAAAGTTCCTGTAGCATTAGAAGTAAAGCCTCCTTCTATATCAGATCTACAATCACTTCGTAACTCATTTTTTTTATTAGTTTTTGTTTCTTCTAATGTATATTGTGCATCAGGTGTTTGTGCGCCAGGATTGCCAGGTAATGGGTTACCTTCTGCATCATTGCCTAATTTCCATTGTTCATATTCAGCCCAATGTCTATTACCACTAGCATTTGGAATTGACATTCCGTTTTCAGTATCTGTTACGCCATTTGTTTCATTAGCACCTTGTAATTTATATTTCATTTTTGTGTCCTTGTTGTTGTTGTTGTGTTATTCATTAAAGTTCTGCATCAAAATCTATCCACCCACTATTGATAATATACAATAGTGTGGCATTACCCGCTACTAGTCCAGATGATACATTACCATACATTCTTGAAGTGCTAGTGCTAGCACCAGCACCAGTTATACTAGTCATTGCTAGTCCACCCCCAGTCGCGTTCACCAGTAGAAAATCTGAAACGTTTGAAACTGTTACTGTTGGGTTTGTTCTCATGACAGCGAATGATATTATTACATCCCACTGAGCACTACTGTGGCACATACCTGTCCCAACAAAATTAAAACTTCCGGATAGCCGTTGATAATATCTTTGGCACAAGGTTAACTCTTCACCAACGGATCTATTTTCAAAGTCTGTTGCAGTATTTCCGTTTTCTATTTGAACTTGAGCAATATCAAAAGTACCAGATTGTTGTCCCAACGAATTTGTTCTAGAATCAAAATTGGAACCAGCATCAAACCAAAAATTCAATTGCACAAAATCATTATCGTCAGTACCTAATGTTTTTCCTGATATTGATGGTAACGTTAATGTTACAGTAAATTGTTTCCAGCTTGTTGTTAACGCGTGAGTTGTAACACCTAATTCGGTAACACTAGATGATGGACTACCACCTGAACCAAATTGTTGTACAAATTCTGTGGCAATATTTTTGGCTGCATCAGCCTTTGCCCAAAACGATAAAGTTACAGTTTCACCAGCTAGTGTTGAAACACCTTCTATTTTTTGTTGTGTAAATATATTATTACTTGGATCCAGAACGGAAGTTATAACATTTCTACTGTGGTATGTCGGATTGTTTGGGACGTCCGATTGTCCAGGCGTGAAGGTTTGTCTTGAGTGAGTTACCGCAGATCCAGCCACTCTGAGTTTCCATCTATCATCGCTACCATACCCTTCTGTTGTTTGTGAAGTTCCTCGTTGCCAGATATCAAAATTACCATTAATAATAGCGTTTTTTTGAGTAGCCTGTCCTTCCATAGCTGGACTTACTTTCGTTGTCATGCTTAATCTCCAATATTGCTTACAAGTATGAAGCGTCTGTTAATACTAATTTCAATGTAGCTTCATCTGCTGCTGCATCAATATCAGTTTGAACAATAGCATCAGAATCACGAATCGCTTGTCTATCAATTTCTGCTTGTGCTGATACGGATGGAATTGTTGAAGCAATGTCTAATGGTTTAAACAATTCAGTTCTAGCATTACGACGGATATCATGGCCAAGCACTTTTGCTTTTACCATATCAGTCTTTACTTTTTCTGGTGCTGCTGAAACATCATGTTCCCACGCATTTCTAAAAGTTCTATCTGATGGGATAGTGTTGTCGTCTACGATTTCATATGATGTACCTTCTGGTACGTCTTTAATTGCATCATTTACGTTACCTGAT